AATATACCTCCAAATAAATTTTATAACTCATTATCAAACGTTTATAAAGAAGATTTAATTACAGAATTAGATAAAAAAACAGGTATACTTTCTAAAAAGAATATTAATAAACTTTTTTAAATGATTAAGACAGGTGTTTTAAGTAAACCCGTAAAAAGGGTGTGGGTATTAGGCGATCTTCATTTTGGAGTTAGGTCTAATTCAATGGAATGGTTACAGATTCAGAAAGATTTTTTTGAAGAAGTATTCATTCCTAATTTAAAGAAACACGTGAAGCCAGGAGATGTTTTGGTACAGGTAGGCGATACGTTTGATAACCGCCAGAGTATAAACATCAAAGTTTTAAATTATGCCATGGATTTATTCGAGAGGCTAGGTGAAATATTACCAGTCCATGTAATTTGTGGAAATCATGATATTTGGGCTAAGAAAACAAATGAAATTACTTCAATTGATACTCTTAAATGGATCCCAAATGTACAAGTTTATACAGATCCTATTGAATATGTTTGGAATGATAGAAAGATATTGTTAATGCCATGGAGAAGAGATTCAGCACATGAAGCTGAAACATTAGCAGACTATCCACAGAGTGAAATTGTATTTTGCCATTCAGAAGTTAGAGGTATTTACTTAAATTCAAAAGTAAAAAATCAACATGGTAATGAGACAAATATCTACTCAAAATATACAAGAGTTTATAGTGGCCACATTCACTTTAGACAAGAGAAAGATAAATTGTTAATGGTAGGAGTTCCTTATGAATTAACAAGATCAGATATGAATAATCAAAAAGGATACGATCTTGTAGACTTAAAAGATATGAAAGAAACATTCTTTCCAAATAATCATTCTCCAAGATTCTTAAGGTATAATATAAAAATGTTATATGATATGCCATTAGAAAACTTTAAGGCACAGATTAAAAATAATTTTGTAGATTTATATGTACCTTCTGAAATTGCAACATCGTCTGCGCTTTCTAATTTAATTAATAAGGTACAAAAGATTGGAAGAAGGATTGAGCCAAACATTTATCAAGAAGATAACTTTATAGACAAAGACTTATATGACTTAGATGAGATAGAAGAAATGCAAAAGAGCTATAGTGTTATGGGACTTTGTGAAAAGTATGTAGAATCTTCAACATTTGATAAAAAGCTTAAGAAACAAATTAAAGATAAATTAAATCAACTTTATAATAGTTGTGTAAATAATTACGATTTAAACGATGAAAATTAATAGCATAGAATTTAAGAATTTTGCAAGTTATGGTAATCAAGCTCAAAAAATAGAGTTTGAAGATCAAGCACAATTGTATTTAACATTAGGTAAAAACGGACATGGAAAAACTACAATTGCAAATAGTATTATATATGCACTATATGGTAAGGTTGAAGGTGTAAAACTTGCTGACTTGCCAAATAGAATTAATAAAGAATTGTGGGTTAAAATAAACTTACAATGCAAGCATATGAATGTTGAAATCGAAAGAGGGTTAATGCCAAATCGATTTAAGGTTTTAATTAATGGCGTAGAGTTTGATAAAGCAGGTAAAAAATCTGTACAAGAATATTTAGAAGATGAGATATTTGGAATACCATATCATGTATTTAAAAACATTATTATTTTAAGTATCAATGACTTTAAGTCTTTTTTAACAATGAACAATCATGATAAAAAACAAATTATTGATAGAATGTTTGGTTTTTCAGTTTTAAATGATATGTTTAAGAATGTTAAAGAAGAGCGTAAGCAAATTAAAATGGAAATAGACTCTTATGATTCTGAACTTAATCAGATTATGGAATCAATTTCTTCAGTTAGACTTAAACTAAATAATCTTGTTGAAGAGTCTCATAAAAAAGATAAAGAAAAGGTTGAAGCATTAAAGGATGAGCTATTAGATCATGGAGATAATGTTAAAAAATTAAACGAAGCAAGAAGTACAATAGATGGTAAAATACAAACTATAAATGATAAAGCAGGTAGCATGGGTATTCAGCAGCGAGATCTTGAACGAGAGAATCAATACCTACAGAAAAAAATTGAATTGTACGAATCCGGCTTTTGTGGCTCATGTGAAACAAAGCTAGATACAGATTGGCACCATAAAAAAGGAGATGAGTTTAAGACGCAGATTGAAAGCAATAATGAAAACTCTGGCAAATTAAAAGAAGATATTACAAAAGCTGAAGAAAAAGTAGGAGACTTAAGAAGTAAAAGAAAACAAGTTGAAACAAGAATTAACAACTTAAGATATTCTATTAAAGACATTAAAGATGAATTAATTAAAATTAAAGAGTCTACTCAAGACGAAAATCAATTTCAACACTTAAAACAAATTATTGCAGAGTTTGAAAAGTCAGAAGGACAAAAGTCAGGGAAGAGAGAAGAGATAGCACAACAAGATGCATTTATGACGATCTTAGAAGAAGTCTTAGGAGATGATGGTGTAAAGAATCTTGCAGTACAAACAATATTACCAGGCTTAAATGCTAATATTGCAATGATGGCTCAAACAATGCACCTTCCATTTCATATTAGATTTGATGATAAGTTTGATTGTATTATTAATCACTTAGGAGAAGATATAAATCCTCTAACACTTTCAACAGGTGAAAGAAAGAAGGCAGATTTTATAGTTATTATTGCTATTATTAAAATATTAAAACTAAGGTTTCCACAGCTTAACCTTATGTTTTTAGATGAGTTGTTAAGTTCAGTCGATCAAGATGGAGTCTATAATGTACTTAAAATTCTTAATGAAGTAATTAAAGAAAATGGACTAAATACGTTTGTTATTAATCACACTGAATTGCCGCATGAGATCTTTGATCAGAAAATACAAATTCACAGAGAGAATGGATTCTCAAAATTTACTATTGAAAAAATTGAGTGATATATAATAAATGGCAACATATAACTTAAAATACAATAGAGACGACAGTGTTATTAGACACCTTATAGTAGGCCTCTTAGCTGACTTAAATAAAAAGGTTAGTTTTTATAGACAGCTTGATACCAATACTCGTACAGAAATAGATGTTCCTTTTTATTATTCAATTACAGGAGATGAAAATTTTTTAAAAGATAACTTTCTTTTTTCAACAGCAAATGGCTTTGAATGTAGTCCAAATCCAGTTGGAGCAGATGGTAATTATGATGTAGTACCAAGAGGAGTTGTTAATCTTACATCAATGACAGTTGATCCAGCTCGTTTAGTAAATAAAAGAAATATCGGAGAATACAGTAAAATGAATGACCAAGGTCTTTTAGAGGGTTACAGGGCCGAGTTTGAAATGATTCCGATGACATTTTCAGTAGATATAGAAATATTAGTGAGTAGTCTCTTAGACATATTTAAGTGTACTGAACAGCTAATAAAAAAATTATATAAGTCTAATCAATACAATGTTGAGGTTGGACATTTAGATGAAGGACTATACAGATTAGCTGCTTATTATGCGATGCCAGACGATTATGGTAAAGAAAACCCTATTGAATATACCTTTGACGATAAGGGTAATTATAAAATAACATTTAGTATTGATATAAATTCATCTATGCCAGCTATAGATTTTGATACAGAGAGACATGTTGGAAACAGAATGTTTAAATTGACTCATAATATAGAAGATGGTAAAACGACTAACGAAACTATTGACCAAGGCTTAGATATATAATTAATATATAAAAATAAACAAATACATTAAAAATGGCACAAGTTACAAAACAAATTATATCACCTGTATTCGTTACTGAATCAGGAGATAGTTATATTGCATTAGATGGCAAAGCATTTTTAGTTGGTGAAAATACAATTACTGAAGCAGAAATTACTACAGCTCCTGGTGAGTTTAGAAGTCTTGTTTTAGCATTAAACAATTTTACATTAACTAATGAAGGTTTAATATGGTTTAATGGAATTAATAGAATTAGATTCGTAAAAGAATCAAACAACTTTTTCGTTAACAATAGCGAGGTTTTAGCTGAAAGTTTAACAAATCACTTATTAGCATCAGGTATTGTAAATTACACAAACAAAACAAAAATTCAACTTTTTGAATATGCTGCACAAAATATTAACAATTTCGTATCTCTTGATTTTGCTCAAAAAATAGAAGAAGGTAACGTTAAGTGTTATGTTATGAAATTAAACGAAGACTTCTTTGTTTATAGAATGAATGAAGCAAATAAGATTTATAAGTTTGGTAAATTAGATGCAAATGCTGCATTTGATTATGTTAAAGAGCAAACAGGTTATGAAATAACTGATATGACTCAAGAACTTTTAGAAGGTGCAAGAAAAGAAGCTGCTGAAAAATTAGAGAAAATTAATTTATTAGAGCAAATGATAGCATTCTTAAAAGATCAAAGAGGAGTTATTGCTGAAGCTGACAAATCAATTCAAGAAATTAAAGAAGCTGATACACTAATCAATAGTGAAATTAAAAGATTAGAAGAAGAGGTTGAAGCTATTAAAAACGGTACTGAAAAAGTAGACGAAGGTTGTGGAAAATGTGGAACAGACGGATGTGTTTGTGAAACTGAAGCTACAACTGAAGAAACTGAAACTGAAGCTACAGCTGAAGAAACTGAAGCTACAACTGAAGAAACTGAAGCTACAACTGAAGAAACTGAAACAGAAGCTACTAACGAAGAAGCTGGAGATGAGGCAGGTGTTGAAGCTGAAGATATTAAAGCTGATCATACTGAAGTTGATAGCGATGAGAAAAGAGAAGCTAAATCTGAAGAAGCAGATGATTCTGCACCAAGCGACGAAGGAGAAGACGGAGCTAAAGAAGTTGCTGAAGCTGAAGTAACTGAAGATGATGCTGAAGATATTGAAGATGCTGAAGCTGAAATGGGAGAACCTGAAAAATCTGAAGAAGATCAAGAAAAACTAGAAGCTCCTATGGATGAGGCCGATGTTGAAGAAGAATTAGTAACTAGACAAGATGGTTATGTACCAGGAACTCTTAAATACGAAACTGATGATTTTGCAGAAGGTACAGAAATTCAAATAGATGCTGAAGCATATACAACTTCTGGACAAGATGAATCAATTACAGTATTCGTAAATGAAAAGCCATTAAAGGTAAATAAAAGAGACGTTGAATTAGCTGACGGCGAAACAGTATAAAAAATTAAATATTTAAACATGAAACGCATTAAACTATTTGAAGACTTTATACAGCTTAATGAGGCATTTAAGGTAGGTGATTATATAAAACACACAGAAAAATCACCAAGTAGAACCGTATTTGGTAAAATTGTAAAAGCAAATAAAAAATCTGCTTCAATTGTAATTTTAGGATCAGGTGGTGCAAATGATAAACAACCAACTACTAGAATGGAAACATGGGAAGGCGGAAAGTACGTAGACTTTGGAAAACATTCTAAAAAAGAACTAGATGATATAGCTAAAAAACTTTCACCAGGTGATGGTTATAAGTACGTTGACATGGAAACATGGAACGTTTAGTAAAAAATTAAATAAAATTTGACGTTAAACTACAAATCTCTCATTTAACTCAAATACAGTAGAAAAAGATCAATTGGAAACAATTGATCTTTTTTTTATATAATATCTATAAATTTAAAAGATGCCAAGAAAAAAGAATTATTTAAACAATAAAGACTTATATGCACAAATTGTACAATCATTGGATGATGATAGACTAACAAGAGATGCAGAGAAAATGTTACAGTTACTTGCTGAGAAAGCAATTAATAGATTAACTTATGTAAATGAAGATGATAGAAAAGATTGTTTGCAATTCGCTCTATTAGATTTATTAAAATATTGGAGAAACTTTAACCCTAAATATACAAACGCATTTGCATACTTTACGGAGATAGCAAAAAGAGGTTACGCAAAGGGTTGGAATAAACTTCACCCAAATAAAACAAAGGGAACTATCTCAATGGATAGAATAAATTCTGCAAACTCAAGAGAAGACGGTGGCGGCGGAATGTTTAATATCTAATAATGTCAATAAAAAACGTAAGACCGACAAAAAACTCAGGCTTTAATCAAGGCTACTATAATCCAGTATATCCAGAAAAATATGCTGGCAATCCACCTATAATATACAGGAGTTCATGGGAACTTAAGTTTATGAAGATGTGCGATAATAGAGAGGATATTGTGTTGTGGTCAAGCGAGCCAGTTGAAATAAAATACTGGAGTTCAATGGATAAAAAGGAACATTCATATTTTCCAGATTTTTATATAAAGGTAAAGAAAGAAACAGGCTTTGAAGAAAGTCTCATTGAGATTAAGCCTGAAAGTCATATAGTAAAGCCACAACCACCTACTAAAAATTCAAAACAGGCATTAAAGAATTATAAATTCCTTGCAGAACAGTATGTTAAAAATAGAGATAAATATAAATATGCACAGGAATGGTCTAAGTCAAGAGGATTTAGATTTGTTGTAATGACAGAAAAGAGTCTTAAATAATGGCAAGAGTTAGACAAGACATAAAGGAATTAATTAAAGAATCAGGCGGTAGGACTAGAGCTAAAAGAGCTGCAGAAAGTTGGTATGAGAATGGAAAGAAAACAGCAGCTGAAAAAAGTGTACAAACCACTGGAGGTAGGTTTCAGCCAGGTAAAGTGTATGTGTTTAGATATAATCCTAAATATGCAACTGAATTACCATGGTATGATGCAAATCCAGTTGTATTGGCCCTTGATCCTGATGGAAATAACGATATTGGCATTAACTTAAATCTTCTTCCAAGTGATGTCAAAGAAAGATTATTAGATAGAATCTATAATGCATATGAAAGTGAAATTAAAAGAGAATCTGTAGGCGGCAAGAAAAATGATGCACGTAGACAAAGTCAACTTTCAATTAGATGGGAAGAAGCAAAGAATTTTTTAGCAAGTTATAAATTTGCTATTAGACAATACATACCTGGTAGAAAACTTGGACAGTCGGTGGTCAGTTATGAAAATTGGTCAAAGATCGTTCTCTGTGATTTTGCAGACTTGAATGGTACCACATATGCCCAATTAGTGAACGAGTTTAGAAACAGGTAAAAAAAATTGAATATATAAATTGAAAAACTATTAATTAAATTATGGCAGGTTTTGCAGATAAGGATCCAAGAAATGGTCCATTAAGTAATAAAAGACCATTTAGGTTAAATAATACATTAAAGTTACTTTCATCATTCGGTATGAGATATGATGATATGATACTTAGACAGTCTCAGGCAGTAGGTCCATTAGAAGATAAGTTTGGTTATGGCCAAATGAATCCAATGGGATTAGATAATGATGATATGTATGCAGCATTTGCTGCCTTGTCAATGGCCGATACTACAATGCGAAAAAATATTCCTTTTTTCGATCAACAATATGAAGTAAAAAGAGAAGAACTTAGAAGATTTTCAATTAATGATGAAATAGAAGATATTTTAGATATATTATGTGATGAAACAATAGTATATGATAATAAAAATTTCTTTGCTTCTCCTGAAATACTTGGAGTTGAGGTTGCAGATGGAATTCAAAAAGATTTAAACAGATATTTTAGACAAATATATCATGCATTTGGCTTTAACTCAGATCAATCGGCTTGGTATTATTTTAGAAAATGGTTAACAGACGGTTATCTTGCATTTGAAATTATTTATTCTCCTGATCAAAAGGAAATTATAGGTTTTAAAGAACTTGATCCAATCACATTAGTTCCAGGTTATAATAAAGAAGATGGTAAAAAAGTATGGGTACAATTTAAAGACGATCCAGTAAAAGAAAGAAAATTATATGATTCTCAAATTATTTACCTTTCTTATTCTTCTATAACTACAGCAGGTAGAGTTAGTTATGTTGAAAGACTTATTAGATCTTTTAACTTATTAAGAATTATGGAACATACGAGAATTATTTGGGCAGTTACAAATAGTTCTTATAGAATGAAATTTGTTATACCAGTTGGTGGTAAATCTAAAACAAGAGCAAAACAATCACTTGCACAGTTAATGAATTCATATAAAGAAGTAGTTGATTTTGATTGGGAGTCTGGTTCTATGACAACAGATGGTAAACCCATGTTACAATTTAATAAAGAATATTGGTTACCAAGTAAAGACGGTGACAGCCCTGAGATTGAAACATTAGATGCATCAGGACCAGAATTATCAGATACAGAAGCACTTAAATATTTCTCAGATAAACTTAAGCATGTTTCTAAAATACCTTATTCTAGATTCTTATATGAAGACGGCGGTGGAGATTTTAATCTTGCTGCTGATGGAATGATTAGAGATGAAATTAAATTTAGCAAATTTATAAAGAGACTAAGAGCAGCTTTCCAAGAAATATTAGTAAAGCCACTTTATTTACAAATGTGTATTGCATATAAAGACCTTGCTGAAGATCCACAATTTAAAACTCAAGTTGCATTAAGATATAATAGAGATAATGACTTTGCTGCATTAAAAGAAATGGAAATCATGGAAAGAAGATTAGAATTCGTTTCCACAATGAGAGATAGTTTAATGACAACGAATCAAGAAACTATGGAAGAGGAATACTACTTTGATATGGAATTCTTAGTTGATAGATACTTACAATTAAGTCCAGATGATATTGCTGCCAATGCAGCTGCTAAGTCTAAAACTGATAGACAAGAAGAAGAGGAGCCAGAACCTGAAGACCCAATGGGAATGGGAATGTAAAAATAGTTAAATAATGTGTTAAAAAAATACAATGAATTTTTAAATGAAAGAGCAGCTCCTAATAAAGCTACAGTAAAGTATATGATAGCTAAAAAATTTGCAGGAGTGCCTGTCAAAATAGCAAAACAGCTTATTAGACATAATAAAAGAAAGGAAGATATTGCAGCAATGATTAAAACAGCTGAGACTAGGGAAGAAAAGGCTAGATTAAAAAGGCAATTGTTATTAATGAGTAAAAAGGAATTTGAATTAAAGAAAAAGGCTCAACTAGCAAAGAAAAAGGCTAAAGCTGACAAAAAATAAAAGAATATATAATTTATTATGATACTTAAAACATATAACGAATTTTTAAACGAAGCCCAATTGTCTTCTATTAAAGCAGGTGACGATAGTAAAGTTGAAGTTAGTGATCAAAAAACAGTTGACGGAGATGTTATCTCTGCTCAAGAAATTTTAGGACAAATATTAAACGCTGAAACAGAAGATGAGTTTAAAGCTTATTTTTATGAAAAATATGGTTCTACTAAATTTGACACAGCAACAATGGGACAAATGTTAACAGACTATCAAGACTATTATGCTGAACAAGCTGAAAAGGAAAAGGAAGCTGAAAAGGAAGAAGAACCTACAGACGATGGCGAAGGAGCCGGCGATGATTTAGATATTGATATTTAAGAAAAAGACTTTTAGTTAAAGATATATACAAAAAAGAAAAAAACAAAATGGATAGACTTATAAATAAGCCTAGCGATTATAATTTATTAATAGTTGAAAAATCTTCTGGTGTTTTAGAGCAAACAGGAGAAACAAAGGACTATGTTTTAGAAGGTGTTTTTGGTGAGATTGATGTTAAGAATAAGAATAACAGGATCTATACTGAAGATGAATATCTTCCACAAATTAAATCGTTACAAGATAAAATCGGAGGTTCTAAATTACTTGGTGAATTAGATCATCCTCAACAATTTGACATTTCTCTTAAAAACGTATCACACGTTGTCGAAGAGTTAAGGTATGATCAGGAAAACAAGAAAGTAATGGGTAAAATCAGATTATTAGATACTGATGCTGGTAAACAAGCTAAGGCACTAGTTGATGCTGGTGTACCATTACATATTAGTTCTAGAGCTGCTGGAGAAGTTTCAGAAGGCGGTAAAGTTAAAATCAAACAATTATTTACTTATGATTTAGTTGCAGACCCAGGATTTGAGAATGCACAATTAAATAGAGTTAATGAATCTTATGGTTTTGACAACGATGAAAGCTTATTTATATATGAAGTATTTAAAAAAGAGATAAATAATAAAACAACAAACGAAAATAAAAAAGAGCAAACAATGGAAGAATTTGTAAAAACAGATGACTTCAACAATTACACTAAGTATTTGGCTGAGCAAATAAAAGGTTTAAAGTCTACTCTTACAGAATTATCAGAAACTTCAACTGAAGGATCTGCTACTACAAATGAAGACATTAAAACTGTAACTGCTCACAACGATCATATTGTTGAATCAATAAACAATTTAACAGAATATGTTAAGTATGTTGCAGAGAAAACTGATCAAAACATTCAGTATTCAGAGTATTTAGCAGAGAAAACTGATCAAAACATTCAATATGCAGAATATGTTGCTGAGAAAACTGATCAAGGAATTTCTTATACAGAACATATTGCTGAATCAGTAACTAAATTAAAAGACTATAGTAATTATATTGCTGAATCTTATAATGATGGTACAGAAACAAACGAAAAACTTATTGAGTATGTTAACTATTTAAAAGATAACGTACAAAACGTTAGCGAATATGCTAACTACATTGCAGAGTCAATCAACGAAAATTTAGTAGTTGAAGCTGACGATGTTACAGCTAAAGAAGCTGGCGAAGCTGCTGCTGATAACGAACTTGAAAAAGTTGGTGATAATTCAGGAGAAGGTAGCGTTGCAGATAAAGACGGAGATGCAGGTGTTGATGGTGAAGATATTAAAGCTGATCACACTGAAGTTGACAATGATGAAAAAAGAGAAGCTGAAGGCGAAGAAGCAGATGATAAAGCTCCTACTAATTCAGGTACTGATGGTGCTGATGATCCATTAGAATCTTATAAATCAGAAATATCTAATAAATTAACATCTTTATTAGAATCTGCAAAAGCAAAAGAAAACAACGATCCACATTTCTTTAAATTAGTTGGTTCATCTACTGCTGAAAAGTATAATGCATTAAATGAAGATGCAAGAACAGCTGTAAGAACTCAAGTTGAAGGTTCAGGATTTTTAACAGAATCTCAGATTGTTAGAATCATTGAAAACCAAACTAAAGAAGTTGAAGCTGCTAACGAGCCGTTAGTACTTTCGGCAATGCCAACTGAATATAAAGCAAAATGGGAAAATCTTTCTGAAGCTAAGAAAAATCAATTACTTGCACAGTCAAGAACTCACAAAGTAGAGACTGAATATCAAGTAAGAAATTTTTGGCAAACAAGAGATCTTAGAGAAACTGCTCCAGTAATGGAAAAAGTTGCTATGATAACTGAAAAGAAAGAAGTTGAGACTAAGACACTTCCTTATAACTTAGAAGGTGTTAAAGAAGCAATGGCAAAAAGATTTAAAAAATAATAAAACAATCGACGATTTGGTGACAGAAGCAGAAAACCAAAAGTAATAAGTCGAAATTAAACAAACAAAAAATAGAAATTTATAAAATGGCAAATTTAATAAATGAAGCTGAAATCAGAGAAACGTGGTCTCCAATTATCGAGAGCGCTACTGGTATCAATGATGCTTCAAAATTAGCATGGATGTCTGAGTACTGTCATAATCACAAACTTTATGAAGACGCAAACATCATGTCACTTTCCAACAATCCAGGTCCTATGAATATCGGTGGTATAGGTGCAGTTGCACTTCCATCTGATTTTGGTGGTATCGGTACTGCAGGTACTGCAAATGGTTCAGGTGACAAAGCTCCAACTTTACTTCCTTTAGCGATGCAAGTTGCAGCACAAACAATCGGTTTAGATTTAGTTCCAGTTGTACCAATGGCTGGTCCTATGGGTCTTTTATCTTACTTAGACTTCGTATACGAAGGTGGTAGATTAGACAACGCTGAAGCTCCATTATACATCAAAACAGCTAATGCAGCTGCAGGTAACGATGTATTAGCAGGTACTTCAAGAATCGATGGTAAAAACATCTTAAGAATTGAAGACGAGATAGATACACAAGGTGGTGAAACTTCTATCGCATCTAGATATGCGGATGCAGAATTAGTTGCTGCATTAGAAGATCATATCCCAGGATTCGTAGGTCAATCAAGTGGTCAACCATTTGACAGAGCTACAGGTGAATCTACGGCTGACAATTTAATGGGTCTTTCTTTATTCTCTAAAGCAATTGAAGCAAAAACTTACCAAGTTGCTGCTGCAGTTACTAGAGAACAAGTTCAAGATTTAAAACAATTCGGCGTTGATGCTGTTGCTCAAGTTGAGGCAGTTTTAACTAACGAATTAACACAAACTATTAATGATTTAATCATTGACGAGATCTCAACTTTAGCAAGCGCAAACATGACTGCTTCTGGTGTTTCTTTAGACGTTGATTTAACTACTCCAGCTGCGGGTGGTCAAACTGAAGGTTCTGAACACAGAAAAGTATTAACAGGTATTTTAGCTGCTGCTAACTTAATTGCAAACAGAGGTAGAAGAGGTGCAGGTAACTACGCGGTTGTAGGACCACAAGTTGCTACATTAATTCAATCTGTTGCTGGTTTCGTACCTAACCCATTCGCTAACACTGCTACTCAAGCTGCTGGTGCTATTTACCCAGTTGGTTCTGTTGCAGGTGTACAAGTATATACAAACCCAAAATGGGCTTGGTCATACAACACTATATTAGTTGGTAGAAAAGGTGACGGTAACGGTCCAGGTCTTGTATTTATGCCTTACTTAATGGCTGAATCAGTACAAACAATTGCTGAAGGAACTATGGCTCCTAAAGTAGCTGTTAAATCTAGATTTGCATTAGTTGCTGCAGGTTTCCACCCTGAAACGCAATATGCATCTTTAGACGTTAAAGTTAACGGTTCTACTGGTGATATGATTAACATAGCTTAATAATTACTAATTAGTAAACAACAAATTAAGGGATTCTTAGAAATAGGAATCCCTTTTTTATTTTCAGGATATATAGAATATAAAACATTTTAAAGTAGATGAAAATCAAAACCAAAATAAAGGCAATTAATGAATTTATTATTGAAAACGTGGAGACACCAGACAGTGGTAAAGTAAATAAAAATATTGAGGCTAACATTTCTTCAAGTGAAGATTTAAGACAAGAGATAGATACCATTTTAAATAAATTACAAAAACTAGAAGTCGGTTTAAATGGCAGCATGTTTCAAAATGGAAACAATCCTATAAAGGAATCTATTGAAAATGATTTATCCATCGACAATGATTTAATATTAGAATTTACAGCATCTTATAATAAAGGACTTGAAAAAGGTCAAAAGGTAGGAGCAGTTATAGGTCTAATTGCAGTCATTACATTTTTAAAAGTTAGAGCTAATCGTAGAATTAAAAAGAAACAAGCTGCTTATACAAAATATGCTCCTGAAAAGGCAAAACTTGAAATTGATGAAAAATATTCAGATCAGCAATTCGCAGCATCGTTTGATAGAGAAGAATTTATTGAAAAAGAATCAGAAGGTTTAAAGAAAAAGTACGATAAAAAAATATCTAAATTAGATCCAACAAATCCAAAGTCTAAAAAGGTTGCACAAAAATTAAGAGCTGATAGAGATGAAAAGCTTTTAAAACTTAGAGATGTCCTTATTTCTAAAATAATAGCCAAGGAAACTAGCTTAAAGGAGGAAATAAAAAGAAAGATTGAGGATTTAGATATACAATGGAAAAGAGACGACGCAGATACTAACATAATGAGTGTTTTTGCAAAATTTGCAAATAACCCAGCAGGTAGTGAAATGCAAAGAAAATGGGAAGATTGGAAACTTGAATTTGATAGAAAGGTAGAAGATAAAGCGTTTGAGTATGAAAGAAAATTACTAGATAAATCTGTAGGAGTAGATAACGAAAAACTTAAAGAAGAATTAGAAGAATTAGACTCTAGAATTAAAAAATTTAAAACTCAACATGCTCAAAAGGTTAAAATTGCTAAAGCAGCTAAGGCACAGGTAGATCAAGATGTTAAGGATTTTGAGGCGAAAGAAGGCGCAAAGGAAGAGGCAAAAGAAAAAAAGTTAGGTCCAAGTTATATAAAGGCTAAACAAAAATACAATGAATATATGGAGTCTGTTAATAAATTCGGACAAGCCCTTTCGTTTGCTGAAAAAAATACAAGTGGATCAGAAGCAGGAAATGCAAAAACAAATTTACAAAAGGCTTACAAAACAATGAGAATGCGAAGTAATTTTAGTAAGGCTAATGCACAGGAATTAATGCCAAATGGTACCACTAAAGATTATAGCGCCCTTCTAAAAGAAAGACAAGATCAGCTTGATGATTTTAAAAAGGCATATAATACAACAATGGCTAAGTTTAAGCCAGTTACTGCTTCAAATTCTAATTTAGAAATAAAAGATGGAATGTATCTCACTGAAAAATTAGAAATATATGAACAGTTTATGGAAAGATCTAAGATGTCAAAATACATTAGAGACTTAGGTCAGAAAATGAAAGATTTTTTTAAGGCGGTAGGTTCTGAAAGTAAAGAAACTAAAGCAGCCGTTAGTTTAGTTTATCAAGCAAGTAAAGATGGTAGAAAACTAACAGACGATGAAAAGAAAATGGTAAAGGAACAATTAAAGGATGTTTTAAAAACAATAGGACTTAGTTCAATAGCTATAATGCCTGGCGGTTTTATAGTTGCTGTCTTAATAAATGCTTTAAAGTTAAATGACAAAATAGTTCCTTCTAGTTTTAAGAAAAAGTAGATTTTTCTGAAACAATTAATCTAATTATCATATAATATAGTGTTAAATAAAACACACAAATATGAAAAAGACAATAATTACAGGAATACTGTTTTTAGCAATTGTTTCAATTTCTGCACAAGAAAAAGGAACTAAAAACACTAAACCTATTAAATATACAAAAGGAACTAATAGTTCTGTTATAGTTGAAAAAGAAGTTAAGACTGAAAAAACTACACCAGTATCTATTAGACCTACAAGCAGTAACTCAACGAATAGAGCTGCTGTGAATTCTACTAACTCTAAAGAAGTTAACACAATGAGACCAGAAAAGGTTAAAGTTAACACTAACAGAGCAGCACAGAATTCTAAAGAAACAATGAGACCAGAGAAAGTTAAAGTTAACACTAATAGAGCTGCTCAAACATCTGTTGAAACAAACAGACCAGAGAAAGTTAAAGTTAATAATGAAAGAAATTCTATTAACAAGGAAGAAAAACCTTTAAAAGAAGAATTTAATAAATTATCAGTTGACTATTGCAAAGGCTGGAAAGAAGGTTATATTAAAGCTTGGTCAAAGGCTCACAAAGGTGAAAAACTAGAGTTTGTTCCAAACTGCGAAACTACAGGTAACTGTGAAGGTTACAAATGTGGTTTTAAAGCAGGTATGAAGCAAGCTGAATTAAATATAAGATAATATCTTTTTTGAAAATTCAAAAATCAAACAATCCTAAACAGGCCCATCGATATGGTATAAAACTTGATGGGCTTCCTAGGAGTATCAGACAATTTCTAATAGAAAATAGAAGCCTAAATGAATGGGCAAACGACGTTCAATTCCTCGAACAAATAATTAGAATAGAGTCAAACAATCTCAAACTTAAAAATAGTACAAAAAGAAATAAACTTTATTTCGACTGCACAACAGAGACACCTGTACCAATGGATGACTTAGTGGAATCTTATGATACTGTAGAATGGACTTGTGCAATCAGTGGTAAACCCATTCAATCTAAGTTTAATAATTTCAGTCTAGAAAATTTTATACACTCTGAGTACCTTGATGTGCTTGAAGCACCAATGGTGGATAGTCGTATACTTAAAAGCAGTGTAGAATTTCGTAAACACTGTAAAAAACTCTTATTAGAAGAACAAAAGGAGTTTATGAGAGTTATTAAAAAGGGAAAAAACCCATAATTGTTCATAACTTTCTGAAAAAAGTTGCCTAAAAATTTTCACGGGTCAAAGATTATAGTTATATTAGTATTATAATTAAAACTTAATAATAATGCATAATAAAAATACAACAATCGATAAAGTAGCTTTAGAATTATTTAATAAACATTTTGGTGAATTAAATAAAACTCAACAGCAAGCTTGTAATCAAGAAATGGTAAATAATCCAAAATGGTTAGCTCCTTTCTGGAAAAAACTCGGTTATAAAAGTGAAACGGATAAACTCTGTGAAGAATTAGGAATTTTTAATTATAAAAATTAAATAAAATGGAAAATTACTTAGACAATTACTTTGGTGGAAATCCAGTAAAAAAAATAAACAAAATATGCGATGAAATGATTAACCATGCAAATAAAGCGGGCACAGTAGTAAATTGCGGAGCATGTGAGAATAAAGGATGTAATGTTTGTAAATAAACAAATCAACAATAAATCATATAATAATTAAACAAAAAATAAATGCAAGCAGTTCAACAACTATTCACAGAAAAATACAGACCTAGTAACCTATCAGAACTTATTTTACCAGAAAGAGTTATGACCAAATTCAAAGATGGCTTAGTTCAAAACGTTTTATTAGCTGGTTCTCCAGGTACTGGTAAAACTTCTACTGCAAAGGCTATTGTTAATCAATTCAATATGCCATATCTTTATATTAACGCATCAACCGATACATCAGTAGATGTTATTAGAACAAGAATTACAGATTTTTGTTCAACTGTTTCAATCATGGATGGACCAAGTTCTATGAAGGTTGTAATACTTGATGAGGTAGATGGTGTTAGTGATCAGTTTTTTAAAGCATTGCGTGCGACTATGGAAACATTCGCATCAAATAGTAGATTTATAGCCACTTGTAATTACATTAATAAATTACCAGATCCTATACTTTCAAGATTTGAAGTAATTAACTTTGACTTTGACAAAGAAGAAGAGGCTGAATTAACTAAAAAATACATGAGAAGAGTTTATGAGATTTGCACAAAAGAAGAAATGTCAATCGATAAAGCTGCTCTACTTGAATTTGTAAGAAGAAATTTTCCAGATTTAAGAAGTACATTAAATAAGTTACAAGGATTTAAGGCACAAGGAACTACAGAAATTAAAGTAGACGATGTTAAGAGATTTAATTCAGTCTATAAAGATGTATTTGAATTAATATTTAATGAAACAAATCCTGTTAGTAACTATAAAATACTAGTAAGCAATTATTCTAATAGAGTAGATGATGTGTTACAAAGCTTAGGTGAAGACTTCATCGAATACATTCAACAGGAAAAGGCACAAAGTGCAAATCACATTCCTGAAATTGTAGTAGAAGTAGCAAAGCACCAGGCACAAAGGTTACATGTTATTGATCCTGTTATTACAATGCTTTCACTTGTGTATAAGATACAAGAAATAATTAGAAAAAATTAAATTATGATGAGAAAAGGCGGACATACATTACTTATTGACGGTAACTATTTTTTACATAGTCGCCTCTTTGTTTTGCCAAGACCAAAGAATGGTGTAATGTTAGAAGATGAAGCATCACGTGCTTCACTAATGAGAAAACTTGCAATTGATCTTGCATCAGAAGTAAGAAAAATGCGTGGCTTCATAGATAAAGTTGTTGTTGCAGTAGATGCAAGAAGCTGGCGTAAAGACTTGTTTCCAACTGCAGAATATAAAGGCACAAGAAAAGCAGATAGTTCTATAGACTGGAATGCAGTATATAATGTCTATGAAGAGTTCCAAAACATCTTACAAAAACATGGCGTAGTTGTACATAAAATAGAAGGTGCAGAAGCAGACGATGTATTATTTGGCTGGTCAACCCTACTTATTAATAAAGGTCGTAATTCTATCATATGGACTGGCGATAAAGATCTTATTCAGCTTGTTAACTATTCAAAGGCTAATGATTCTTATTCCCTGTGGTATTCCCCAGTACAGAAAAGTCTATATTGTTTCAAGGATTTTATTAATGTCTTAGACACATCTGAAACAACTAACACAGATGACTTATTATTTAATCTATCTACATACTCAGGTGTTAGAGAAGAATATAAAATTGCAATTAAAGATTGGATTCAATCTAATAAAGTTAAATTAACAGAAGTTAATTGCGACGAATTTATGTTTAATAAGCTATTGATTGGCGATAAGTCAGATAATATCCCATCAGTTGTGTTATGGCAGAAAGAAATGAAAGGCGGCAAACTTAGAACATATTCAATTACAGACAAACTTGCAGATAAAATATTTCAACAATACAATAAAGAAAATAGTCAATTCGTTATCGATCAATTGTTTAATAAAGATGAAATAGAAAAACTTGCAGATGTAGTTTATAGAGTTATAGGTAAATCATCAATTGCACAAATTAAAAATAACATCTCACAGAATATGAGTCTAATGATGTTGCATACTAAAGTTATTCCAGATGCAATTCAAAATGAAATATATTCAAGTGTAGAATCAGAATTAAAAGTATTAGAAGGTACAGATCTTTCTCAATTGACTAATAAAGAAAAAATCTTAGAAGGTACAGGTTGGCTAAAGGTTAGTCAAACGCCAAAGCAATATGATGCATTTTCTAATATTCCTACTGAAACAAAACAACCAAAGAAGTTAAAACTAGTAGGAAAAAAGACAAACAAAAAATTATTTTAATATGTTAGATGAAACGAAACTTTTTGACTTTGTAAAAATCATGTTTACAAAGAGAGATAGCTATGCAAATGTAAAAGAATCCTCTAAAAAAAGACATCACTTTATGATTAATCGTTTTATGTCAATTAAGTTTCCAGCAAATGCACAATTATTTAATTTTAATGGTATTAATGGAAGTAAGGTAATTGATTCTTGGCAAATGGTTGCAAGTCGTTTTAATAAAGTACCAGGTTGGATATATACTAGAACAAAGAGTTCTAATAAAAACGTTAAAGAAAAATATCAGCCATCTGATGAAGCTTTAAGATTTTATATGGAAAAAAACGAAATTGGTAAGAGAGAAATAGAAGAACTAAAAGAGTTTAATAAAGAACAATTTTACTCAGATCTTAAGCAATTAGAAAATCAAATAAAAGTTTATGCCTAAAGTCTATTTATTTCCAGAAGTAATTTCGGTCACTTTATATAAATATAATTCAATAGATGGAAGATTATATACTATAATATGTAATGAATGCCAAGTTAAGCAACATAAAAATACTATTCTAGTAAAAAAAACAGACATTAATATACTATTAAATAAGTATTTTAAAAAAGAAATAGATAAAATTCATTTAATTCCTGAATCAACATTACATAAAGAAGCAAATACTGTTTATTTTCTTAAAAAAATAATGGATGAAATGCCTAACTTGAGATGGTTTCAAATTTCATATTCTAAAAATAGCAAATTCTCTAGATTAAATGTTAATACAGAAACTAATGAAAAAACTCTAAGTTTTGTTTTTAAAACTATTAGAGGTAGTTATAGAACTTTTGATTTTTTTAAGGAAAAAGATATGGACTCTGTTAATTATGTTTTAAAAGAGGTTGGGTGTATAAAAAGCCTCAATTATTCTTTAGTTAAATTAAAGGCATTAACGGATAGACTTGAAAAACTCAGTATAACTGATGATCAGAATGTTAAAAACGTTTGCGACAGGATGTTAAAGGAATTTGATTATTGGTATGAAGATAATCCCGAGGCGTTAATAATTACTGACTATTTGGAAGATATATAGCAAAAAGAAGCCTTGCTATATGGAAAATAAAAAATCTTATTTAGAAAAGATATTAATGGATGTCGATGGTCAACCATCTTCAAAAAGACTTATTACACTAATATCTTTCGTTTTAATTTCAGCTGCATTTATTGTAACATTTTCGTTGAAATTCCATTAAAGGAATATATGTTTGAGGGTATGTTATGGTTAGCAGGTGCTGGTTTAGGTTTTACTACTGTTGAAAAGTTTAGTAGAAAGACTGGAGTTTCTGGCGATGAGGAGCAATTTTAAAAATCAGATAAATAATATATGGTTACAGACTACATAGCAACTGAGGTTGGAGATAAAATAATAGCTAAACTAGTAGATCCTTATTTAAAAGTTGAAAAAGTTTTAGGTTGGAATATAAAAGCCGGCTTTTCTAATGAATTTACAGTAGGAAAATTAACGTTTACTAATGGGAGTGATACAGTTACAGGTATTGGCACTAATTTAGACCTAAATAATGGAGATATTGTTCTTGCTGGAGGATATGAATTTGTAGTCGATAATACACCTGATGCTGAAACTTTAGTTTTGCAAACACCTTCAAATGTAGATTTAAACAATGTTACATTTTATGTAAAGACAAATCAATGGAACTACTTTAGTTACGAATATAGATGGAGTCAAAATAATAAACCAGATGCAGGCGAACTTACACAATGGCATCCATTAACTAGTGGAACTTTAGTAGGTGAACTATTATCAATAAACTTTGATCCAAATCTTCCACTATGGTTAGAAATTAGAGCAACTGTTGAAGACATACAACCATTACATGAATTATCTTTATTAAGTATTACATACACTATTCAATACGAAGACGGAACTATTGAAGAATGTCCACAAACTTGTATAGACTGTGAGCCTTTTGAATTAGATGGTTGTGCAAATATTATAGTAGAGTGTGATGCTGCTAATTTATATCAACCATATGCTTTACAAAAGCCAACACATCTTTACAAAAGCCTTTCTAATTTAGCAAACACAATAGTAGGCCACAACATTACTTATTATAGAGTAGAACCAAATGTAAGAAGTAAAGATGTTATTTTAAAAGAGTATTCGCTATACGATGTTATTGAAAAGGAAAGCATTAAAGTAATGGTACCTGATAATGAATTCCCAACAGAACAAAATACATTTGATATTTTTGGAATGGGATTTGAAGACTTTGAAATTCATATAGTTGGTGAAGAGTTTAGAAAACATTTTGGAGAAAATAAAAGTCCACGTAGTAGAGATTATTTATATTTTCCTTTCAACAATAGAATGTATGAGGTTAATTCAGTTGCATTAGCAGATGAATTTAATAGAGAGCTTACATATTTTAAAGTAATGTTGAAAAAATATGAAAACAGAACTTCAACAAATAAAGAAGGATTTGAAGAAGATCTTACTGATTTAGTAAAAGGAGTTGAAGAAGTATTTGGAGAAGAAATTAAAGAAGAATTTGACAAAGTTACAAAACCTCTCCAATATCAAACTACTCATCATAGAGCACAAGATGGTGTTAGAAAATTTGTACATAAAGATCTCACATTAAACGATATTAATTTAAAAAACAGATGGACTGTTATTACAAGAAACTATTATGACTTATCAACTGTATTAAGTGATGAGTTTCAGGCACCGGCTGTTGTGTATGAAGCAATGTCAACTTTAAAAGCAAATGAAAATAGAGCATTTACATTTTGGTTTAATCCTACAAAAACATTTGATTTAGCAAAAGATACTTATTATGATATAATAGACGGTACTAATATTTTAGATAAGGGTTTAATAATTCAGATCAGTAGTATGAATATTAAGGTAATTATTAATCAACAAGAATATATTTTTGATCATAGTACAATATTTAGTCACACTACTTGGTACGGAATGGTAGTTAATGTTAGCAATACGTATGGAGAAGTAAGTACGTTTATGTATAAGTTAGATGATCAGGCAAATTATACAGATCCTACTGGTCAAAATGAATTAGAACTTGCACATTCAGGTCATTTAGAATCTTTATCTCCTCATACATGGGAAACTGATGTTAATTGGAGTCTTAGAGGAAGTGAGTTTAATTTAACTAATATTAGAATGTTTGATAAAACTATCGAAGATGAACAACACGAGAATGTGTTACATCAATATGTTGTAAGAGATAGTCAACATGCTATTATTATAGATAATGCAATACCTTCTTTACAAATTCAAAAAGTAGGCACTAATAAATAATCGAATATATAGATTATAAAACTATAGATAATGTCAGAGAAAAAGAAAACAATTTCAGAACAGGCCGACGAGATTAAAAAAGAGTTAGAAGATCTTTTAGGCCCAGATGAAAAAATAGACGTAGAGCAAGATCCAGGCGATTTACCAGTTCCTAAATTTCATAATGCAACTCCAGCAATTAATTATGGAGATATGAAAGCAGGCGCTGAAAAGCAAGCCAAAAAGACTATCACAAGTCTTATGCAATTTTATCTAGAAGCTGACATTATTGAAAAGGATGAATATTTAATGGCTAAAAAGAGAATGGACGAAATGACAATGAGTTCATTGGTCTATCAACTTAAAGCAGGTGAGAGAGCCCTAACGACATTATTAGAAACTATAGAGGGTGGAGAACTTGCACCAAGAATGTTCGAGGTACTTGCAACATTGCAAAAATCAATGTTAGATATTATTAAAAGTCAGACAATGTATTTAATGGCAACTGAAGAAAGTACAAAGAGAATTGCAAGAGACATTGAACTTTATAAGAAGAGAGAAAATGACGATGAACTTAATAGAGTCGGAGGTAATAACTCAAGTGCAAATATACAAAGAGGCACAAAAGATTTAATGAACCAAATCCAGGCTGGAATTCAACAAGCCGATATAGAAGACGCAGAGACAGAAGACAATGAGTGATAATTTTTGGATACCGAAAGAAACGGAACAGGCAAGTAGTGACCGATTAGTGTGGTCAACTAAAAAGATTCAAGATCTTGAGGTTGCTATGGATCAAGGTTATAAGCCTCAGGTTAAAATGCCGTTTTATGAAGGTAGACAATTTTTAAGAAGAGGAAATATTGTTTTTGAATATACTGATGAGGAAATTCAAGAACTTGCAAGGTGTGCTGCAGATATTGTTTATTTTGCAGAGAAATATGCAGTTGTTCTTACTGATGAGGGAATTCAACAGGTAAAATTGAGAGACTATCAAAAGGATATGTTGAGAGCCTTTCAAGAAAATAGATTTAATATATGTCTTGCAAGTAGACAAATGGGTAAGACTGTTATGGCATCTATATTTAATGCTTGGTTTTTAACTTTTTCTACAGATAAAAATACATTATTACTTGCAAATAAATCAGATACTACAAAAGAAATTATAGATAAAGCAAAGGTTGTTATAGAAAACTTACCTTTCTTTATGAAGCCAGGAATTACAAAGTATGATGTAATGAATGTAAAGTGTGATAATGGAAGTAGACTTGTAGGACAGAGTACGACTGCAAAGGCAGGTATTGGTTTTACAATTCACCTCTTGTTCTTGGATGAGTTTGCCCACATTCACCCTTCAATAGTTGATACTTTTTACGAAAACGTTTATCCAACACTTTCAGCGTCTAAGGTTTCAAGGATTATTATTACAAGTACACCAAATGGCTTTAACAAATTTTATAAGATTTATAGTGCAGCTGAACGAGGAGATAATGAGTATGCTCCTATGAGAATAGATTGGTGGCAACATCCAGACAGAGATGATGATTGGTATAAGAGAGAACTTGGAAACTTAGGAAGTATAGAAGCATTTAATAGACAATATGGAAATGAGTTTGTTAGTTCGTCTAATTTGTTATTAGACCCAGGTTCTATGAAAAAACTAAGAAGTAAAATGAAAGACTATGAATTCCATGAAATAGATGAGTTTGTAGATGCACAAATAGACACTAAAGGTTTTTTAAGCTGGCATCCTGGGTTTGACATTGAAACACTAGGAGATAGAGACAAATATTGGTTATTATCAGTTGACATTGCTGAAGGTAATGGAGGTGACTACTCGATCATTAATATATTTAGGGTCGATCCAATGACAAATAAGGAGATAGACAATCTGGCAACACCTGGTGCAATGTATGACTTCTTTAAACTTAATCAGGTAGGCACGTTTAGATCTAATGAACATGTAATAGAAGATTTTGCAAAATGTCTCTATATTATTAGTGTAGATCTTTTATATAGTGAAAACGTTAAGATGGTAATTGAATTTAATACTTATGGTTCTGTACTGCTTAAATATCTACAAACAGTATTTCCAAGAAGAAATGATTTTGATGAGGAGATGGTGCTTAGATTTAAACATAGACATGATGCAAAAGGAGTTAAACATGGTATTAAAATAAAGAATGATAATAAGCCAATCTTTTGCCAAAACTTTAAATCATTATATGAGATTAACAGAATGAATATAACTGAATTTGAAACTGCAAATGAAATAAGTCTTTTCGGTACATTGCCAAGTGGTAAATATGGTGCACAAATGGGACATGATGATCTTGCAATGTCAAGTATAATTGCAACAGAATATTTTAACACTACTGCATATGCTGATTCGGTAGAAGAGCTGCTAGATATTATTGCCCCGGAAGTTCATGACTATATGGAAATGACTCTCTACAAGGATAGTCAAGAACAAGGAGACCTTAACTTTGACATTTACGACTTATTATAGAATACTCTAGATTTAGGTAGATATATAGAATATAAAAACTAAAAAAAATAGATAAAAATTATGGCACTTAGTCCTCAATTATTACGATTCAAATCTTCGGGAGTTTACCGTTTAGAATTTGATAAGTCCCAGGTATCAAGTATATCTGCTGAGACAATAAGATTAGTTGTAGGTCACTCAAGAAAGGGACCTTACAACACGCCGGTTTTCGTTGAAGATACAGAAACTTTTGTTTTAATCTTTGGTGGAATCGACAAAAAATTAGAGAAAAAAGGAATGTTCTTCCACAGATCATGTTTAGAAGCATTAAAAAGAGGTCCAATCTTAGCTATGAACTTAGCTGATTTTGATTCTTCTGATTTAGCTTCTTATGCTAGATTAGCTACGGATGGTTCTGATGATTCAGCTGCAAATGTTACTGGAACTGATGAACTTGAAAAATTCCATAACACTGATAAATTCATGTATCCTTCTGATCAAGATGTATTAGAGACATTAGGTTACACTGGAGTTGCTCAAGCAACTGCATTAAATTTAGTAAACATTGGTCAAAGCAACCTTTCAGTTGTTGTAAGACAATCACAAGATTTAGATAAGTCTTTTAATGTTACTGCAAGAGAATGGTATGGTGAAGGAAATATTCCTGATGGCATTGGAGAGTTTGATTATATTTCAGACTACATGGTAGATGTTTTAGTATTTCAAGGAAAATTTGATTCTGCACAAATGGATTTAGATCCAGTTTATGGAGACTACTTTACTTCAACAGGTTTATTAAAAGATAAATTAGTAGAGTTTGCTAATGAAAGACAAGTTAGTTTATTAGCACAATACACTGGTTCAATTATCCCAGCATTTACAGATTTAGAAGGAAATGGTTTATACCTTGAACAACAAATTAATGCTGAAACAAGAAGAACAGGTTTATTCTGCGCAGTTAATGAAGATGCTGTTGAAGATGGAGCAGTTGATTTAGTAGGTGAGGCTTATAGCCCAGCATCTGACTATAACATGCTTTCTTATGTTGCAACTGCAGGTGAAAGAGATATTGATTTTTCTGCTACTGACTTTGTATATACTGCAGCAGGTTCATCATTTGAATTTTCTTCTGCAGCTGACGATGAATTAACATTAACTGTTGGAGATTATTTCCCAGCAGCTGCTTCTAATAAGCTTGCAAAAGTAACTAGAATTTCTCAAACAGGTACTGCACCAACTGTTTATACTGTGACTTGTTCACAACCAGTTGACGCTGCATTTGATCCAGCAAGTGATGTTGCTGTTAAATCTTTTGAAAAAACTGCAACTGAATATAGAGTATTTAACTTTGATAAGGTATCAATTTCTGAGCAAAGTATTCAAGATTGTTTAACTGCATTCTCAAGTGGAGGTGTTAAAGCTGCATTAGTAGATAGAGACGTTATTGATTTAAGATATATCGTAGATACTTTTGGTTCTTATGAAGCCGGTATTTTAAATAAAGTTGAACTTACACAGATTGCAAAAGAGAGACAAAACGTTTCTTGTATATTAAATGCACCAACTGTTGAAGATTTTAAAAAGTCTACGGATCCATCTTTTAAAGATGCATTTACTGGAAGTTTTGAAACAAGATTTGTTGCTGACGGAGGTGATTTATCACAAAATCCAACTGCTACATATTCATTACCTTCAATAGCTGATGGTGCAAACTACGGATTCTATTATGGTCCTGGTTTAAATGTTAGAGAAAATGGAAAAGTAACAGTTGTTCCACCAGCTGCTTATGTATCAAACAACTATATTGATAAATTTACAGATTCATTACCATGGTCAATCGTTGCAGGTCCAAGAAGAGGAGTTGTTGCAGGCACTAATGTAATCGGAGCTGAATATCCATTTGATAAATCAGATAGAGATAATTTAGAACCATTTGGTTATAACCCAATCGTATTCGAAAGAGGAGTTGGTCTTGTAATTAAAGGTAATAAAACTGCACAGCAGTCTATTAAATCAGCTTTAAGTTCTGCTCACGTAAGAGAAGTATTAATTTACATTGAAAATGGTATTGCAGATATTCTTAAAGATTATGTTTTTGAATTTAACAACGCACAAACAAGATTAGAGATTAAAACTCTTGCAGATTCATTTATGGAATCAGTTCTTGCAGATCAAGGTGTTTACGCTTACAAAAACGTAATGGATCAGACAAATAATACTAATGAGGTTATCGATAATAACATGGGTATCGTAGATACATTTGTTGAACCAGTTAAAGGATTAGAAATTATTGTTCACAGAACAACAATCTTAAATACTGGAGAAATTGCATCAGGTAACTTCTAAAAAGAATATTAATTAAGAGGGTTGAAACATACCCTCTTAATTTTTAAAGAAATTTTAAAGATATATAATTAAAAATAAAAGAAAAACAAAATGGCATTACCACATTATTCAAACGATCAAACTAGTAAGAAGGGTAAGAATTTCGAACCAGTATTAGCTAACATGTTTGAGGTAACTATTCTTCCTCCAGCAGGCGTTGGTGGCCAAGAATTATTAATTCAACATGTAAATTCAATTAGTGGTTTAGAACTTCATAAAGAACTAGGAGTTGTAGATCAAAAATTTAAATGGTCAACTAGATCTTATACAGGTTTACCAGCTGATTCATTCCTAGATGTTACTGTTAACTTCTCATTAAACTTAAACGAGGCAAATCAAATGTACTTATATAAAACAATGAGAGACTGGTACAGATTAGCATACAATCCAGAAACTGGTGAAACTGGTCTTAAGAAAGACTATGTAGGAACATTAGTGATTGTACAATTTAACAGAGCTGGTGATATTTATAGAAAAATCACATGTGAAGATTGTTTTATTACTTCAGCGTTAAACCCAACTGCTGAATTAAGTTATGAAACTGCAGAAGCTCAGGCATTAGATGTTACATGGAGAGTTAACACATGGGCTGAGGAATTAGTTTAAAAAAATTAGAGTTTAAAATTTTAGAGAAGATGTAAGTCTTCTCTATTTTTTGCTCGGTAAAAATATTATAATACTATAATAATATATGTCAAAGGAAGACTACATAGTAAACAAATTAATAAAGAAAATACAAGTTCTGTTAACAGAACCAGAATTTGAAGAACTTAATCATATTATATTAAGTCGTGCTATTAATGAAAAACAAAGGCCTAAGTCTGTTAGCGCGTTTGTAAGAGAATTAATACAAAATGAAATTAAAAAAAATTCTGAAACAAAATAAAAAACAATTATATAATCTAACAAACACATCAATATGAGTGAAGACAATAAAGATTTAAACGAGTTCTTAAATAAAAAAGAACAAGAAGGAGGAGCATTTAACGATGATTCTCAAGAATCTACAAAAGAAAACGTAGAAACGGTTGATCCTATTGAAGATACTATTAATAAGGAAGGATTAGGCAAAGTCAACATGACTAAATTCAACCCTGAAAAAGCAGACAATGCTGATTTTCATTTAGGCTATCACGACATGGACATGAATACTCTTTTTTCAAAAGGACGTTTTTATCCAGCAGATACTAAAATAACTATTAGATCAGCAAGAGTTGCTGAAATTAGACATTTTTCAACAATGGATGAAGGTAATATTTTTGACATTGAAGATAAATTAAATGGAATAGTAAAAGCATGTGCTAGAATTGAATCACCCGGTAAAAAACTATCTTACAAAGATCTTTTAGAAGAAGATAGAATCGCGGTTATTTTAGCAATTAGAGATCTTACTTTTCCAGAAGCTGAAAATAAATTAATGTTAAAGGCTGAAAATAGTTATGGTGTAACTGAAGATGTTGAATTAGCTACAAGGAATCTTACTGGAACTGAAGTACCTGAAGAAATTGAAAAATATTATGATGCCGTTGCGAGGTGTTTTAGAATTCAAACTAAGAGTTCTGGTGAAATATTAATGAGACCTCCATCTGTTGGTGTTATGGAAACTGTTACTAAATATATTAAGGAACAGCAAGAACAAAAGAAAAGATGGGATCAATCATTTATCCAAATCTTACCATATATTCAATTAGACTGGAGAGGATTTAATACAAAAGAAGTATTTAACCAAGAAGTTGCATTTCAAGGATGGAATGAAAAGAAATACATGGTTATGTACAGGCTAGCTGAAAAAATGAAAATTGGTGCACAACCTGAAATGGAAGTAGACGTCGACGGAGAGATGGTAACGCTCCCTCTCGACTTCCCAGGTGGAATCAAAAGTCTTTTCATTATTTCGGATCTCGCTGGAGAACTTCTTTAAGACTAAATTTTATCTGGGCATTCACTTACGACTCCAGCCCTCTGAAATAGATAATCTCGATTATTATGAGTATTATTATTATGTTCAAAATTTAAAGGAACATTTAGATAAGAAAAATAAATCTGAGAAAGAACAACAAGAAGGGGCAGAAGAAAAGATGAGTAAATATAAGAAGGGAATGAACCCTAGCTCAATGGCCAACAATTTTAAAGGCCCAAGCATGCCTAATATATCTATGCCTAAAATATAGATATATAAAAAAAACAATTTAATGTATTGGCAGCGTTTAAGTCACCTTTTGAAAAATTAAGTTATGAAGCACAGGATTCAATGGCTAAATCAGTCAATCCAGGAGGTGCCCTATATAATTTAATTGATAAATTAGTAGCAGCTACTGAGGCTACCGTAACAGGTGGTGCAGTAGCGGGAGGTAAGATGAGTAAAGAGGCTCTGGCTGCAATTGAAGGCCTTGCTCTTGCAAGTAAAAGAATGGCAGGAGCCATTGCAATAATAGCAGCTGCTAAACCAAAAGATGTCGAAAAGTTTTTTGGAGTTTTTATACAATTAAAGAAAACATTCATAGAAGAGCTTACTGAAGAAGATTCACAAGAGATGTTAACAAGATCCTTAGTTCTAGGAAAGCTTGCTGATGTTATTGTTGGGTTTGGACATAGTCTGTCTGTATTTGCGGCAATGTCTCCAATTATATTATTTGGTGCATTAGCGTTCTTTGTTACTATGCGAATAATTAAACTAGCAATGGCAGGTGATTTTTTATCAAATGTATTTGGAGTATTTATCGAAGATCAAATCCATGTTATAGCAGAGGGAATTATGAAATTGGGATTAGCATTGGTCGCATTTGCTGCACTGTCACCAGTAATTCTTATAGGTGCTATGGCATTTTGGTTATCAATGGTAATAATTAAACAAGGTCTTAATGTTTTAGGAGCAAGCAGCGGTGCTGCTCCACTAAGTTGGTTCTCTAGGGAAGTACTTGGTAAAAAATCAAATTTAGTTCTTGCAATAGATAATGTTAGAAGAGTATCATATTCTATATTATTATTCGGTATTTTAATGACAATTGCAACTCCATTTTTAGCAGTTGCTTTTGTAGGTGCATTGATATTTTACCCAACTATTATAATATTAACAAGGGCCTTTAAAATATTAGGAGACAAGAGAAGAAGAAGAACATGGGTAGGTGCGATAATAACAGCAGGTTTAATATTAGCAACTATGATAATATTATTACCAGCGATGATAATACTAGGTGTAATAGGAGCAATATCTCCATTAATAATACTTGGATCACTTGCATTAGGACTTGCAGTGGTTGTGTTATCATTTGCATTTGATTTTGCTGGAAAAAGAGCAAAGAATGTTGCACTAGGAGCATTATCATTCCTTGTAGTAGGATTTGCATTAATTGCAATTTCAATTGGTGTTTATACATTTTCTCAAGCAATAAAGGGACTTGATAGTCCATGGGAATTCTTAGCACAGCTTGGAGTCACAATAGTTGGTTTAGGCTTAGCAATGGCAGCTGCAGGCGCAGGTCCAGTCCCTCTTATGATAGCAGCTGGTGCAGCGGCGATGTTATTAGCAGGTGCTGCAATAGTTGTAATAGGAAAAGGCTTACTTACAATGTCAGAGGTATTTGAAGGTAGTGCATGGAAAAAAATGATAGCACCTAGTGGTGAAACAGGTTTCTTTGGAGGAGAAATTTCCAATTTAGAAAAATTAATGACAGCGGTTGGTTACTCATTTATGTGGGACCCAATTAGAGCTGCTTCAATAGGCGTAGGAGCAGCTGCAATGTTAGTTGCAGGTAATGCACTTGTTACGATAGGAAAGGGAATTCAAAAATTCCAAGGGTTAGATATTAATTATGATGTTTTTCCAGTACAAATGGATAAATTACTTAATACACTTGCTGATTCATTTGCTAAAATTGGAAAAGAACATGGAGGTGCTGGTTTATTTGGACTTGGAGGAGGAGCTGTTTATCAAGGAATTCAAAGTGTAATGGGAATGGGTAATGCATTAAGTAGCATCGCGTATGGAATGTCAAAAATGGCAAAACTACAATTTCCAACATATAATCCTGATGGTAGTATTAAAGAAATTATAACATTAGACGGCGCAGCCATGACTGCAATTACTACAAATGTTGCAATGATGGTAGAAACATTGAGTGGAGCATTTGCAAATATAGGTAAAAAATATGGTAAAGGTGAACAATCTCTATGGGAAGCTATTAAAAGCATGGGTACTAAAGATCCAGTAGCTGCAGGTATCTCAATGGTACAAGGATTAGGAGGAGCTCTTGGAGGAATTGCAAGTGCTATGAAAGATATGTCAACTTTAAAATTCAACGTGTATGGAGATCCTAACAATCCAACTAAAGTAACTAAAGTAATAGACTTAACTAAAGGAAATGCCCTTAAAAAGGTTGGAGAAAACATAATGAACTTAGTTAAAGTTTTAGTAGATGGGTTTGCAAATGTAGGTAAATCATATAAAGATTGGAGATCTCAAGGAGATGCAGCTAGAGGATTAGATATTGCACAAGATATGGGTCCAGTCCTTGGAACTATAGTTGAAGGTATGAAAACCTTTAATGAAAATGCAAAAGACGCACCTAAACAAATTAACAATTTCTTAAGAGAGTTTGCAGTTAGTTTAAGTGATTTAGCAAAGGTAGACGGTAATAGAGTAGAAAATGTTGCAGATGGAATTGAAGAATTATTTGAAGCATTTGAAGATGAGGAAGATGGAATAGATGTAATGATAAGATTTGGAAAAGAACAAGCTGCAATTTCTAATTTAACAAGCTTTTTTAAATGTATAGGAGCTATTCCTACACATATTAATAAAACTGCAAAGGCAATAAAACTTATTGCTGATTCTACTAAAATAATGGATAAGTATGATGACTTAGGTGACATTGAAGATCTTATAGAAGAAGCAAGTGATTTTGAAGCAAATGGAGTAGGAGACGCTATGAAAAAAATAGCAGCTGCCGTTGAACAAATGGGACAAGCAAATTATACAGGTTTCCCATATATGGGAACTTTCCTTGAAAAAATATCTGAATTAGATTTAAGTAATGCTAAAACAGATTTAGAAAGTATAGCAGAGTCTTATGTAAAAATAGCAGAAGCAAGTCAAAACTTTAATATTGAAGCAATTGAAGCATCTACTGATATGTTTAAGGCACTTGCATATCTTTCTGAACAAGGAGGAGAAGAAGCAATTGAAGCACTTGGTGGAGATTTAATAGAAGCAGTTGAAAAATTAGCATTAATGATAGCAGACTTTGGAGGTACAGTAGATACTGCAAGGGCTAATCAACAAGGCTTTATATCTAGAGCAGCAGATGCGGTTGGAAATGCAGTAGATTCAGTATTAGGAACTGGTTCTCCATCACCTACTGCTTCTTCTGGTGGTTCTGTAGCTACAGTAGATAATAAAGCTCTTATTGCTGAAATTAAAAGACTACAGGCTATTCTTGTATCTGGGGATGCTGTTGTACAGGTAGAATCTAATATACTTTAAACAATCCCACGTTTTACTATATAAAATGTATGAAAACAACAGAAACTACATTTTACGAATCGAGTACAATTAAATGTTCACAATATAATTTTAAAGATAAAATACTGTTAGTAACATTTAATTCAGGAACAACGTATCAATATAATAATGTCGATGTTAAAATTTACGAAAAGTTCTCTATGGCTGAGTCACAGGGCAAGGCCTTAAATGAACATATTAAAAATACAGAAATTAAAGCAACTAAAATAAGTTAAATATATAAATTATGTCAAGACAAAAAGCACAAGGTAATGGTAATTTAGATGGTGTAAAAAGAAGAAGAAAAGGTCAACACTCTAAAAAAGCTTCTAATAATAAAAGTTCTAGAAATTATAAAAAGCCATACAATAGACAAGGTAGATAAATGAACGTCTTACAAAAGTATATCACATATTGTGAAAAGAAAGGAATTGCTTTCCAAATGGATAATCACGTAAGACCCTATGATGATACTACACTTTTCTGTCCTGCTGGCATGCAGCAGTTTAAAGATCTTTTTAAAAATCCAAACGGTACAACAGTTGCAAATGTTCAATCTTGTTTAAGACTACAAGACATTGATGAGATAGGAGATGGAAGTCATCTTTTATATTTTAACATGTTAGGTCTTTTTAGTTTTGGAGAAATGACAGTTAACCAAGCCGTTGAATTTTGGATGGAATTTGTACAAGAAGAACTTAAAATCCAAGTAGATTGTGCAACTATTCATTCTGATAAGTTTGACAATTGGAAATGGATGTATGATATTTATAAAACTCCATTAAAATTAGACGACGAATGTATTTGGACCGATGGAGAAATGGGAGGTTATTGTACAGAATTCTATCACGATGGTATAGAAATAGGTAACATTGTAAACACCTCAGGGGACTTTATAGATGTCGGGTTTGGCCTTGAGCGACTTGATGCTATAGTTAATGGTACAAAGATAAAGAGTGCAAACGAGACACTCGAAGACACTATATTAAAAATTATAGATTCAGGTTATAAGCCAGGTCCACAGAAACAAGGTTATGTATTGCGTAAACTTCTTAGAATTTTATATAGCAATAATGGTTATATGGATCATGATTTTTTTAGAAAAGAAGTTGAAAGACAAGAAAAAACGAAACTTAGGTATCTTAGACTTAAGGAAAAACATCAAGATAGAACTAAAAATTGGTGGTTTGATACACATGGTATCGATATAGATGAAATGAACGAATTAGGCTTATGACAATAAAAGAATCTTACATACAAGGACTATTTGAAATAGTTCCTCAAACGTTTAAAGATGATAGAGGAGAATTTGTAGAAACTTACAATGAGGAAAAATTAAAAGACATTATTCCACACAAATTTGTACAAGACAATCAAAGTATTTCTAAAAAAGGAGTTTTTAGAGGTATTCATATGCAAATGGGAGATTGGGCTCAAGGTAAACTTGTAAGAGTTTCAAGCGGTGCAGCCATTGATTATGCCGTAGATCTTAGACCAGATTCTGTGACTTTTGGTCAATGGGATAGTGTAATGTTAACGCCTGAAGCAAATAATCAATATTGGGTTCCACCTGGATTTGGACATGCATTTTTAGCATTAGAAGATAATACAACCTTTTGTTATAAATGTACTAATTTATATAATAAGGAAAGTGAAGAATGTATAAAGTGGAACGATAGTGATATTTATTTAGAATTTTTACATTATAATGGAGACATATTAGTTTCTGAAAAAGACGAACAAGGAATTACACTAAAAGAATTTAAAAACAAACATTGTTAAAATGAAAAAATATATTAATAAATACACATTAACATGGGCTGCATATCTAATAGCAGCATCTATTGCACTCTATCTACTATATTGGTATGGGTAAATTGTTCATAACTTTTTGAAAAAAAGTGCTCTAAAATTTTCACGGGTCAAAGATTATAGTTATATTAGTATTATAATTAAAACTTAAAACAAATGGAAATAGTAGAAAAATCAAAACAACAATTAGAAGGAAGCAACGCTGTTTTTTTTGGTAGTGTTACTCAAAAAGACAATAAAGGTAAATATCTAAAATTCACAGTTTCAAATCATTTAGAAGAAGGAGTTGAATACAAATTCAGATATACTTGTAAATGTAGAGCTGGATTTTTAAATATCAGTGACCAAACGGCTACGCCTGAACAATTTATCTCATCAACTTATGCTTTTTTAGATAATGTACAAGTTTTAAAAAAATTCGATGACGGTACTGAACATTGGTTTAATGTATTAACTACTAAAGGTGGTAAATTTCACTCAATTGATAAAGCATTCTTAAACCACTTAAAAGTAACTCACATGCACAACGCTTGGAAAAAGATGGTTGATTATGATCTTTGGAAAAACATGAACACAAGTAGTCATGACAGTTACGTATATAAAATAAACAAATAATATGTCGGATTTAATTGCAATAATCGGAGTCATCGCAGCAGCCTATCTAATGGGCTGGTTGCGAGGTTCTGAAACTGAAAGAACGAGAATCAGAAGAATGTTAAACTACACGATGGATGAGTGGGAAGAATTATTTAAAAAACACGAAGATGAGTAAAAGAAAAAATCAAATACAGCAAGAATTAGCAATCTTAAAAATAGATTTAAACTCAAATTATGGTGTTGGTAGATATGAAGAGGAAAGATGTCAAAAGATATTTGATAGAATGTTTAAACTAAAAGAAGAAATTAAATTCATAAACCAAAACAAAGATGAGTAATGTAATAAATAATAATCTTTTGGAAAAGTTTTTTCAAAAGTATCTAGACTTAGGTTATACTGATAAAGAAGCAGAAGTAAAAGCAAATAACGACTTTTGGGAAACTTTAAACGTTTAATTGTTCATAACTTTTTGAAAAAAGTTGCCTCTAGATTTTTTTATGTCAAAGATTATAGTTATATTAGTATTATAATTAAAACTTAAACAAAATGAATAATATAGAAAAATTAGAGAAAAGCCTAAGTTTCCATACAGAAATGGGAAACATTGGTATGGTTAATACTCTTAAGCCACTGCTTATAAAAAAAATAAAAGATCTTCTTTTATTTAACATGGACATGGGAAATAAAGGCATGACTAGTATTCTTACTAACAAACTTAATAAACTTAAATAATATGAATTGGAATAAAATAATAGATCAATTAGATGACAAGATGGATTATATGGGAGAATCCAAAATGATGCACAATAGATAT